AAATATATCAACCTGGTAATTTTCAGAGAGCGTTGGATCAATACGGAGATGAAACACTAGAAGCGATGTTTGGTAAAGATTTAAAAATGGCCTTAAAAGGATTTGCAAGAGCGATGAACGTTACAGTTGCAGGTTCTGAAAAAACTGGAGCGGGTTCTATTGTAGCTGGTACCCTTGCTGCGGGATTCTTTAATCTTAACCTTTTACCTACAGTAGCTACATTAACTGTTTATAAAACTTTATTTGCTAATCCTAGAATAGTCACTATGTTATCAAGAACCGACAGAACTGCTGTCGGAGAAGTAGTAGATGCAATAGAAAAAGCTATTCGTATTGGTGGTTTTGTTGAAGTTGGACAAAACACTGCCGAAGGCATTGAGGATATAGATAGACTTATACAAGACTCTGGTATCAAAGAACAAGTACAAGAAGCAGCAAGTCAAATAAAAACACCTACAAGTAGAAGTCTAAATTTACCTACTGTTAAATCAATATTGCCGCAAAGAACAACAAGTACAGCACCCATCAGCAGAAGTCTATTGGGTGGATCTATTGCTAACGAAGATATAGCAAACCGTAGGCAAAACCAAGGGATAGCTGGACTGGCCTAAGTTAATCCCAACTCTTCCCGATCAAACCCTAAAGGGTGTTCTGACAAACACACCAATTCATCTTTACTTAAATGTATGTACGGCTCTGAATCCTCTGGCAGTTGCGGTTCAGCTATCGTACCGAAACGTACGTCGTAGACTTTGGTTCTGTCCCAAGTGTGTGAATACACGCTGTCCGTCATCGCAAACACCAGGACGAATGGTTGATTGGTTGCTAAAGACAACGCAGCTCCCATACGTAACTTAGATGCGCTCAGTAACAAAGTATCGTACTTATTAATACCAAAGCTACGGCATTTAACTTCTAACCAGAACGAAGACTCTTTGCTCTCGCACCAATAATCTAGGCCGTAACTGACTGGTAGCTTATGACACCTTACGCCCCATAATCCTTCTATAAATCCAGCAACACGCTCTTCGCGCTTTTGATCGCTGATCGTTTCCATCTTCGGTTTCGCGTTCATCTGTAACTCCCTTGTATATGCTTTTAGTCAAACGATGCAGAGCCACGAAGGGTATGGAGATTGCCGTTACCGACAACACCAAGATCCCTATAACCACATAAACCCACACCGTCGTTAACTCATACATCATTTTTTTTGTTTCTTTAATCATCGAAAAAATTAGGATCTATAGCGACTATTCGTTTCATTGGTCGCCCTGTTTGTTTTACTCTGACGTCTTTTTCTTGTATCTCTCCCGCGTTCATTAAGCGAGTGATGATTTCTTTTACTTCAAAAGACTTCATTGATCTGAACAATTCTCGTCTGTCTATATCTCGACGACTGATGCCCATTTCTCCTTGCGTCCTTATAAAGCTAAGAACTTGCTTGATACGGCTTTCCATTTCGGACCCTGCTACCTTGTCTTCACACGTAGCTACCATTATCTGATCGTAGTAATAGACGTAATCTATTGCCCACTTGGTTATATCGCCTCTTATTGTATTGGTGTATGGACTGTCAGCTAGAGCGCCTATCAAAGCCAAACGCATCGCTTTCTCTCTTGTTCTGGAGAGCAGTACTTCTAAGCCGTCCTTTTCTAATTTGTTTTGTTGATCCACCAATTCGTAAGCCAACTTATCCAAAAGCTTTCTGGAATCGTCGTCGAACTTTACTACCCGTTGTTTAAAATCTACCTCTGAGTTGTCTCTGGCTATCTGCTCCATTTCGTTATTGGTTTCCCTGACCTTACGCACCCATTCCAATATGGCGTGGGACGGTTCTACGAATGGCACCATTCTGCCTACCGTTCTGGGCAGTTTGGACTCAACAACAATAAAACGATTTAGAAATCCGTCCACAATTCGCCCTGTTGATAAAGCACCGTAAAAGTTTCTAGGAACGGACATGCCAACCAAGGTTATTGCGGGTTTAATTGTTGAACGATCTAAAGCCTCTTGTTGCTGTTTTTGGGTCAGAGTCATCATAGAGTAATTGTCTGGTCTGATCGTACCGTGGCAACGTCCCCACGTCTCCATAAGGACTTGTATGGCATCCTCTTTGTTGGAGTTGGAAGACTTGGATATACTTTCCAATCTTTTACCAAATTCATCCATCACGGTTATGTGTGTTGGCTTATGTCTTAGTAAGCTGTATACCGCACCGCTTGACGTGTAACCGTCTCCCGCCATTATCTCTGCGTGTCCCGCACCATCTAGTACGGCTTCCATAACCGTCTTAACGTTTTCTTTACCCTGTCCAGATTTGGCAATACACATAAAGAACATGGAACTAAAATTGTTCATATCCGTTTTGTACATTCTACCCAAAGATACAGAACCGATCGCTAGGGCGGTTTGCATAGACAAAGCGGGTTGTTCTATCTGCGCTATGGTTTCTGAGTATTCGTATATGTCTTTTACAATACCTGGAGGGTTGTATAAATCGGTTGGTTCACTTACGTTGTACTTACGTTGTATGAAAGCAGGAGCTTGTTGGTTCTTCCTTTCATGTGTCTTTAATATAGAGTTAACTGTCGTAGATATTTCTGATCTTGGTAAAGGCGGTTTGTTTTGTTGATTCCAAGACTGAACAAAGAAATCAACCATTTCTATACTTACGTCTTTTGCTATTAAGTTTCCTGCTAATCGAGCGGCGTTGTCGTTACGGCTACCCGCAACCACACCTTCCATTGAAAACGGTGAAGTGATGGCCTTGCCATTTAACTTCTCAGCACCCGTAATCATTACCCAATGTTCTTTGGTTAGGTTTGGTAAATCGCTTGTGTCGTGCCAATCCCAGCCGTCTATAAACTTGGGTTCGTATATGGCTCCTGTTGCGTGAATGTTGTAAGGAGCAATGATTAAACCACCGCGTCCTCTTATGTCTATCAGTTTGGCAGGATCTGAAGTTTCAGTTCTTCTGGCAACAAACGTTGTGTAGTTTTCTGGGTTGTTGTAGTAATAGTGCATACCCTTGCCTGTAACTACTTTGCAAGGAGTGTTGGGTAGATTCTCTTCTGCCCATATACACGCTTCTGGTGTGTCTGCGTCCACCACAATAAAGTCTCCGCAGATTAAAGCCACGACCAAATCGTCGCGGTTTTTAAACCACCGAGTTATTTCTTTCGTCGTCGGTTGTCGCTCTTTGAACTGTTGCCAGCTCCCCAATTCTTTAGGGGGTACTTTATTATGTCTTAATAATGGTACGGGACTGTAACCACTTTCCGCATAAGCAAGAGCAAGCTCCAACGCAGAATCCTGCGCAGATGCTTTGACGTTTAACACTAATCAACCGTCTTTTTGGTCTTGGAAGACTCGTCAATTGGACCAAAGATTGATTCAAAATCCAACTTACCTTTTGATGCTTTAATTATTTTCTTTGCCTGCTCTATTGAAGGCTGTCTAAGGCCATACCTCCAGGCTTTTGTTGATGCGGATGAGCAGTCAAATAATTCTGCTGCTGGTTCAATCCCTATAAATTCTATGTATTGTCTTAATGTTATTCGTTCCACTTCACGCTCCTTAAATTCTGGCTCAAGTCCTTCTGAATACAAATTCAGAAGGTCCTTCTCACCAAGTTGTTGTTGACGGTAAAGGTAATTAATCTTCCATTGGTTCTTGTTTTTTTCTTTGTTCATTGTTACTATATGTTTAATGTTGTTTTCAACACATAGTAAACGAAAACAATTTTGTTATCAACTGGAGAAAGTAAATGAACGATAAAATATTAAATCGTATCAAAAGTCCCAACGAGTTAGTAGAGCAGCAAGGCGCCAAGCTGTTGGTCTACGGCGAGAGTGGGGTCGGAAAAACTACCCTCTGTCAGACAGCACCAGGTAAGACCTTGGTTGTCAGTATGGAAAGTGGTTTGTTGTCTATTAAAGATGCTGAAAACTTGGATGCAATCGAAGTAAAAGAAGCGTCAGAGATAGAAGAGATTGCTCAACTCTTAGAGAATGGAACCTTAGACTACGATACCGTCTGCTTAGACAGTATCACTGAAATGTCTGAGATTTTGTTGTCTCAAGAGAAAGCAAAAAGTAAAGATCCTAGACGTGCGTACGGCGAGGTCATCGAAGTGATGATTAAGACGATGCGTAGATTTAGAGATCTGCCATTGCACGTGGTATTCATCGCCAAACAAAGTAGGGAACGCGATGAGTCTTCTGGCATGTTTCATTATCAACCGATGATGGTTGGGGCCAAGTTGCCCACTCAAATCCCATACTTCTTTGATGAAGTTATAGTGATGAGATCATTTGAAGATGAGAATGAAGAAGGTAAAAAAGTAACCGCTCGTTGGTTACAAACGAGACTTGGGCAAGGATATACTGCCAAAGATCGTTCTGGTAAATTGGAAGAGTTTGAAAGTCCAAACTTGACTGATGTAATTAATAAACTTGGATTTGCAGGAGGTGCAGAATGAATGACTTTGAAGGATTTGATTTTAATGTAGATGATGCGGGTAGCGATAATACAGCTATCCCAAAAGGCGACTACCCTTGTGTGGTAACAACGTGTGAGAAAAAGAAATCTCAAGCGGGTAACGACATGATATGGTTGGAGCTAGAAGTGACTGGCGATAAATACGCGGGTTGGAAGCTGACTAAACCGTTTATGCTTTGGGCGGAAAACCAAGAGCATCTAGGTTACGCAAAAGCGGATTGGGCCAGATTGTGCAAAGCGACAGGCTTTGGTAACGACAATCCACCTAAAAGCGCACACGATCTACACGGTAAAGCGTTTATTGTTTCGGTAGCAATAGAAGAAGCGAAAGCTGATTCTGACTACGGTGACAGCAATAAGATCGTTGGTTATAAGTCACTAGACAGAAAATTGGCTCCGAAAGCTGCTGATCTTCCACCTAGTATGGGTGAATCTCCCCAAAGTGAAACGTCTGCTACCCCAGGCAAACCTACACTTTAAAACCGTCGGCTACGCTAGGAGTCGCTAAGAGCAAACGCTCAACCTAGCATTTTTATTTAGAGTACAGCTTCCAATTGGTCGCTAAGACCGACAAGAAATCATCCATAGACAGTACGGCTACTTTAGAGTGGTCTACTTCCCAATCCAAGTTGATAGCCGATAAAGGAACGCAAACTCGAATGGGTCTGCGATTAAATTTGTAGATCAACGCGGGTATCTTACCGTTACTGGCCTTGCATACTTGATCCCACCAGGCAGGACGCAAAAGATCGCCTTCTTTATAGAACTTACATTCTACTGCAAAGAAAGGCATGTCCAGATCGCAGAGATCCTTCTGTTGATATTGATCCAGATTGCGTTTGGTTTGGTAATCAATACCCTCTTCAATAAAGAACTCATTTAGAATCTTAGCTATATCACGCTCAAACTGAGCGCCTTTGTTTCTGGAATTAATCTTGGCCATTATTTTACAGTTACTTAAAGTTTTACCGCCAACAATATAAAGATACCTAACATTACGATGCAATTAATCAATAAAAGCAAAGATAGAAGAGAGTGATACCAGACCCATCTGGCCTGATATATTTCTTTTTCTGTATCAATATCTGATCTTTTCTCTATGAATTTATCTATCCAGTTCATTCTTTCTCTCTTCTTCT